CGAGGCTTCCGATTCTGGAACGGCCGGGAAGTTGACTTGTGAGACCTCGTAGATTTTCGCAAGCCTCATGATAAGATAGCACTCACGGTTACACTTTCGGATGGACTCAACATTAAATAGGTTCTTGTCCATGCCCAAGGTGTCAACCATTCGGAGCATTGACTCACCATCTTCAAATTCGAGGTAGTCGCCAATCGTAAAGCCGATTGAGAGACCCACCTTCTTACCAGCAGCCAATCTCTCAAGAGCCACGGTTCGAGCGTCTTTAGCGTCTGCGGTGCTATGATACTCCACCTCGACCTCAACGCCAACACCATTATCTGTTGCGGACTTGATATAGCCAATGGCGAGATCGTCGGCATCATGAGATTCAAGGAAGGAACCGTTTGCTACGAAGTCGGGAAGGGCGGCGGTGGCTGAGCCGGGAGCGAATACGGAACAATAAGAATCAAGTTCCCCATACTTAAGTGCCATGCCCTTGAGGCCACCGTTAGAGGCTTCTGCCCCTTCCATGCGTAGCTCAAATTGTCTTTCTTGTCTTGTATTGAAATTCATTTGTAAAGACTTCTCTTCTTTTATGACGGATTCGTACGCCCTTTTGAACCATCGCATACCCGGCTCGCCTCCCCAAAGAAGGGCGGCAACCATTGCGGGGCTGTCCTCTGGCTCATCAAGGAAGCGGGCGTTTCTTCCCCACCATCGGTTACCCTTACGAATCTTCGCCTCGGTCTGTTCTTCGCCTCTTGCCATTGAGCGGGCTTCTTTTATTGTAGCTGGCTCTAAGCCGTCCCCGCCCTTGCCTTCCTCAAACATCGCCAAGCCACGCTTACACGCTCTCTGTACTCCAAGTGGTGGAACCATTATATTCTCTGCCATTGTCAATCATTCTCCAATACTACGGGCTTAATTGTCTGCACCTTCTTACCGCCTACCTCAAACTCCAGATGGCATTTACAGTTCCCAAGGCAAGGAGTGTCGCAAGCCCCCGGCGTGGTAAAGAGATCATCTTTGAAGTAGGGGCTGATGCTTGCCAGCCTAGGACAATCTGAGCAATGTTTCTCCGTACCTCCAAGCACCCAAGTTATTTCTGTTTCAAGATCCAAAGCGTCCACCGAGGCTTGAGCACTTATACCCCTCGCCTTGCCCATGTATAGCTTTTGGCGGTTGAGAATCTGGTCAAGCATTAAATCTCCCGCCTCATCGGTGTAGCGACCGTCGAGGATGTCGTCTATAAAGCCTTGGAGATATTCGGCGTCATCGTCTGCAATCGCCCTAGCCGCTAGGATGTCTAACTCCTCAAAGCTGGTCGGGTCAAGGCTCACTAAGTCCCTCCCAATCCAATGAGAGTTAGCGTTTGCTTGCAAGATGGCATCAAAGAAGTTGTCTGCCCATGCCTCAACGTTGCCACCGTTTACCAATCGCTGAGAGGCGTTCTTGGCGGTGTTCCAGTTGAAGTTCAACATATCCTCATACCAACGCTGATAGCTCCGACCGGGCTTATCAAAGGCGGCTGGCATCGCACGAATTTCTATTACCTTCGGAATAAAGGTGAGCTTCCTTGCAGTGCTTTCGGTGATATGGTTACAAGGCATCAGCTTTCGAGTTGAATGTCTTCGAGCCGTCTAAGCTGGCTCTTATCGTACTTCTTAATGCTTCGGGTGGTCGGGAGTGGGCTCGCTAGAGCATTCATGTCGAACCAAGTCCTCGGGTCTGCCAAGTCGTCTTGGAAGCCGAGTGCCTTTCTGAACTCGCCTCTTGTGCTGGCTCCAGCCTTGAACGCTAGTTCTGCCCTTGTGTACTTCGCACTTATGTCCTCATCAAGTTCTCGGTATACGCTTGGGTCGAAGGCGAGAAACTCATTCGGCTTAAGCCCTAACCCCTCATCAGCAAACGCCTTGTCAAGGGTCGCTGAGATAACGGAGAGCAAGGATAAGATTGTGTCCTCAATGAAGATTTCTCTCGCCTCTGAGATGTTGTTATATGTCTTGGAATCGCTCGGAAGTCCAACAATCATGGGGTCAACACCGAGAGAGGCAAGAATCTCGGTCATTGTATGTACCTTTTGCTCGATGGCTTTGATGTCGGTTGGTGACATTGCAACCCGTGTAATCTCGAAGGCTCCGGGCAAGTCCATCGCTTGCCCTCTTCTATCCCTTGAGAAGGATTGCCAACGATCACGCATAGACTTTCTTTGCTCTTGCGTTGGCTCCATTGCATTAGGGTCTTTCGGCGAGAAGATAACGCCGGGAATACCCATGTTGGTCATCAAGGTTGCGGCGTAGTTGCTCGCCTCGTTATCGGTGACCACTTGGCGAAGGGCGGCCATCAAAGGAGACATCCCCAAAGCCGGGTTTGCCACGTCTACCATGCCATCTCTAAAATGGATAATCTCAGAAGGAGCGGCGTAAAACATCGCACCGCCTCCGTAGGGTGTTATCTGGTATCGGGTGATAAGCTCGTTCCCGTTGTTCGGTGTACCGTCAACGTGAATATCTGACTTCGGTACAACTTGCCAAGGCATGAGCGGAGCCAAGCCAATAAGAAAGCCCGTCTTGCTACGTCTCTTGAGTAGGTAGGCATTGCCGTAGACCTTGAGAGGGCAAGCAATCGCTTTAAGTATTGTTGCCTCATCGATCCCCGGCATCGGTGCTGTAAAAGAGAATAAACGTGCGTCTGGCTTGTAGTAGTAACTTCCATCGGGGTTAATGGTCTTAACGGTCAACTTGGCTTGAGCCACCTTCTGAGCTATCTTGCCTAAACCGATAGCTACCGTCGAATTGCTTTCAATCTGTCCCGCCTCGGTTCGCCAATTCCTATCTGTTGCCCCGTATCGGAGATAGCCGCCCATTGTCGAGGTTCCACCTACGAATGGAATACCCGTAAATTGTTGGTCTCGGTTCCGAGGCTCCCGCCCGACTGCTCTAATTTCAAGTCCAAATAATCTCATGCGTTACCAATTCCAAACATTGTTACTGCTCACCAATTCATTAAAGGCTCCCGCCAAAGCGTCCACTTGGTCATCATGCTTGCCCGTGGGGAATTGCCTAAGCTCTTCAAGGAAGGTTGAGTTCCAGTTAGCCCTAATAAGAGAGACGTTACCACCGTTGAATTGTGATGCAATACCGTCCGCTCTCGTCTCCTTGCTCCCCGTCTCCCTTACCGCCTTGGCGTTAAACCCACTCAAGAGGCGAAGATATGCAAGTGCTTGGTCTTTACCCGCCGAGCCGGGATCTTCGGGAACCACCACCCTCACCGCCGTACCGTCTTGCCTTGCGGTCGCTAACATCCTCTGGTTTCTCGCATCGGTTCCCTCTTGGAAGCGTTGAACGTCGAGGACATAATACCGCCCGTTGGCATCCTTGCCTACCAGTACCCCCGCCGTATAGTCTCCCTTTCCAGAGCTCGCTGCCACGTCCCACTTCCGCACCCGCTCCACCATCGGAGGCAACTCCCGCTCATCTATGAAGCTCGCCTTGTCTACCTTGAATATCGCACCGTCTCGAAGGCTTGGGTTACCTTGAAATAGGGCTTGGAAGTTGTACTCGCCCATCTGCCTTCTGACGGCCTCAAGGAAGTTTAACGGTTTGACCTCCGGCCACAACGCCTCACCCTCAGCCCTTCCGAGCGGGTCGCCCTCCTCTGCAATGGCGGGAAGGTTGATGAACGTCCAGCTATCATCGCCTTGAGCCTTGAGCCGTCCAATCAAGTCATCATGATGCCAGCGGGTCGCAATGACAAACGCCTTCGTTCGAGGGAAGAACCGTTGAACAACGCTCCCCGTCCACCAGTCCCAGATGTTATTCCGCTCCGTCTCGCTCTCGGCTTGCATCCTATCCTTGATGGGGTCATCACATACAAGTAAGGATATAGGGTTAATACCCGTTGGAGCCGAGCCAACACCACGAGCCACGAGCCTTGCCCCGTTTGTAAGTCGCCATGTACTCATCGCATTCGAGGACTGGTCGAGGATTCCCAGTTCAGCTGCCATCTCACGCGCTGGTCTGCTTAGTTCACGGTCGGCGAAGTCTTGAGAGTATCCAGTAAAGACAATCGCATCTTGTGGGTTCCTCATCCCCCAGTAGATGGGTAATCGGGTGGTAATGGTCTGGCTCTTGCCGTGACCGGGTGGAAGGCTTATAGCTACGTTCTGGTACTCGCCCTTTATGGTCTTGTCTACGATCTCGCACAAGTACTCAACGTGACGGGGATAACTATAGTGTTTCGGCTTCGTTGTCTGGTACCAGTCCGAGAACGGTTGCTTCATCCTCAGCATTTCCAGCAATCGTTGCCGTTCCGGTAATGGCAAGGAGTCTAAAGATTTC